GTGTTCTATCTAATCCCGATCCAGAAAAGTTGATGGTTGCATTGCCGCTTGACGACAAACTGACATCCATCTTTCCAAAAATAATATCTTTGAATAGTTCGCTTTGGTTGATGTCTGATTGCCAATCTTCAACCATATAATAATCTTTTGTTTGAAGCGCATCGGGCACCCATGTCTTCTTGCCTGCCAGCGCAATAGTACAGGCTGCAACGGCTACTGCGTTTACGGTAATGGTTGAGTTGTTCAGGGTTTTTACGGTAATGACAAGCGCAGTTATGTTGGTAATCAGCAGGTTTTTGTTTATGATGTCGGTTGGCAATGCTGTGCCAGCGGTGACTCTAATAATATCGCCAATTTTAAACCCGCCAGACACCAATAAACCCGTTCCAGCCAGCGTATAAGCACCCAGCACGCCACCAAAAATAATGGCTGCGGCTGTGATTGGTGTTGACACCACAAAGTCTTTCCTTAACACCGAACCTATTAATGCTGAGTAGGTTTTGGGCGACAAAACCCCGTTGATTGATGAGTCAACAGACCTTAAACCGTGAGTTTTTCCAGTGCTTTGCTGATGTGATACCAATTCATTGTTATCATAACTGGCAATTTTCAGACTGTTTACTGATGACTCCCTCCTCATTATTTGACTACCTGTCACCGGTGTATATACCGCCAACCCACCAGCTTGTTTCAATACCGCTACTTGTTTACTTATGCCTTGTGCAATTGCCATGATTTTTTCCTATTGTGTGATGTATGCGTGAAAACGTATGCGAACGGTACGAATGTATCTGTCCCCCTCGTTTCTTATTGGCGAAATTTCCGGTGTTTTCGATATGGTTACTGTTACCCCATTCAGCCCAGCTTGAACGAATGACATACCCCTCGAAAAATACCCCCTTATAAGCTCAATCCTAGAGTCAAGTTGAGCCGCCCCATCGCCTTGCGGAAAATACAAATCAACTTGAACAAAACCGCTCTCCATGTATTTTCCGCCCAGCTCATAATTATCTGGCTCTGCAAATAATAAAGAAATGCGTTGATAGGGGTCTTTAAACATTGGGGCAAACTGGGTGTTCTCCCAAACAGTTGAAATATAATAAAGCGCTTGCTGGTTTGAAAATTGCGTCTCAAATAATGATCTTATTGCGCTAACACTCACTGATGAACCTCATTTGCTGCTTGCCGAATAATGGCTTGGTATTCTGAAACAGTCAGCCCCACTATTCCGAGCGGCGCTTGTCCACTATGCCCTCTTTCAAGCGCTATTGAATACGGCAAATTATTAACTATAAAATGAAGCTTTCCCGCTGCTTGCTGTGGTATTTGTCCTGCAATATGGGCAATAGTGCCTTGCCCACTTTCATCGTGAATGTCGGTTGTACCGGTTGGCATTACACCGGTTCCGTACTGCCAGTTGCCTTTAAACCTGCCCGTGTCTACTGGCGACTTTCTGATGACTGAGCGCATCACATCAAGCACCACTTTTTTTGTCACGGTGTTGATATTCGTACCGGCATGGTTGATAAAATGGCTCATATCAAGCGTAAAGTTTCCAGCCATTATGTCCCTACAACCCGACAATCATACATAATAACGACACCACCATCTGGGCAGATGGTTTTTACGCTTTTTATTGTAAAACTGCCTAAATTACCTAATACATAATCCTCTATCACCGGCGGTGCTATTAGGCCGACCGCACTCATAAGAAGTCTTTTATCACCCTTGTTGGTGATGGTTCCATCAATCTGAGATACGCCGCCATCTTTTGCTGGATAATTGAGAAAAACCCCATGCGTACTTTCCATTGTATTCAGCATTATCATTGTCGCTGTTGCAACGTCATAATGATTTGGGTTGATGTGAAACAACTGCAATGAAGCGCCAAACTCAGTAAGCATCTCACCAGCTATTGCTTGAGCGTCGCTATACAGGCTCACCGTACCAACTTGGCAACAATGCTGCTCTGCTCGTCAAAATAGGGACTTAGCAAAGCGATTACATCCAGATATTGTGGCGACTGTGGGCTGTACTTATCGAAAGCAATCTCTATATCACCAATTTTTGTGCTGGTTTTTTGCTGTGTCGTATCGGCCAACAAATTGGCTGCGGCCGCTCTAACAGCCAGCTCAGCACAGGCTCTTTGTACCGGCACCGGTACAATGGTTGATAAAGCATAATAGCCATTGGCCGTTACGCCAATGCGCGGCCAGTCCAGCGCCTGAGTGCTGTTCACTCTTATGCCCTGCCACCTTGACTTAAAAACCCGCTCCATGTAATCCGTGGCTTTTCTCAGGGACACTTCCATAACTGGCACGGATAAAACAGCCCATGCAGCGTTTCCCCTGCTTGCAAAATATGCTGTGGCTGTTGCTACATCACACAGGCTTTCGCTGGTTGCTGACGCTGTCCCTGTCTCGGTGATTAAGCCCATTAGTTAATGACGATAAAATCACAGCGAGCGACACCCGCTGTAGTAGCTGCTGCATTGCCTGTAATGGTGATCGTTCCAGTACCCGCTAAACAAGAGACAATGCCATTAAGCGCCCCGTCGATTACGTTCATGTCAGCCAGTACCGAGCTGTTCGCCGTCACTAGAGAATTACTGATGACAATGGTAGTAGCTGCCGCTGCAAAAGAGACTTTCCCGCGTGGGCTGTTGTTTGTTACGTTGCCGGGCGTTGCTGTGCTGTCGGTGAATGTCAGTTGCAGGTTGGATGTTTTAATCGCCGCTGGTACTGTTGCGCCTATTGCTGGCGGTGATGCCATATAGTTTGCAAACCCCGTTCCTGATACGGTTGACGAGGCTGATAGTGTTGTAAAACCACCCGCCACATTTATTATTGTGCCGCCTGTTTCGTTGATTGATGCGGGGTTGTATGCGATTAATGGCTGGGCTTCAACCACATCAACTAGGCCTGATATATTTGTCACTTTAATATCACAATTGCCCAGATAGGGTCCAAAGTTTGTTCCGTTCGTTATTGCCTGAGTCAGCTTTTTTTCGTTATTAATGAAGACTTCAACCAATGCGCTGCCTGATATTATTGCAACCTGCAATTGTTGGCCTGTAAGCAACGAGTCATAATAGGGTGCTGACTTTGTAATATTCATATTTTATATTCCTCAGTTTAGGTGTCTAAAGAATACCCACTCGTTAAAAATGGGCATCATTTACAGTCTACTTTTTAACTTTTTTTATCTGGTTGTGGTTCTACATAAAGAACTTGAGTCAGTTCATTGAACTCGTCAACATTGATATTGACAAACTCACCCTGCTCAATAGGGTCGGTGCTGACAATTTTAAGCGTTGGAACTTCCATAATCAGCCTAGGATTGTGGCTACAAAATCACCTTTCCAGCACTTGACACCCCAAGCCGCTGAAACGACAATTAACTGCTTGCCAAAACCAAGATAGGTTGCCACTGTAAAATTTAAACCGCTAAACGGGTCTTGAATCATCATTGCGTCAGTACAGGCATCTTTGCCTATACCCACACCGGCAACTGGACGCATGACAATTTCAGCCGAGTTACGATGTAACGCTATCGAGCCGGTATAGTTTGCCTGTATTGTTACGAGCTGAGCTGATGCTGGCAAGGCTTGTCGCAAACCATTGCCACCCAGCGTGACTGATCCGGGCGCAGTTATGCCAGCGGCCACAACGTACTTGTTGGAATCACCTGCAAACGAAATGACATCACCAGCCAAAATTGAACCGGTGCCAGTAATCAATGGGATGACTGTCGTACCAACGGCAAAACCTGTGGTGGCTGACGTGTAAAGTGCGTTTGCATTGCCTCTTATGTGCTGTAATGCTGCACTGGTTTCTTTGATGTTGAATCCCTGCAAAGGTAATAAAACGCCATTCCTCAAAAGGCTTTCGTTTCCCGACTCTGAAACTTTTTGCAATGATGATATTTTTCTTAGTGCTGTTCCGTGTGCCAAGGCTGAAACAATTGACATTTCAGCAGACATCACCGGTGTTCCATTCTCCAGAAGCACTTGACGCGCATCCGCAATTAAATCGGTGTTGGTAGCGAACGGATTTACACCAGCAACTCCAATGGCTCTCGATGCGTTGTTCAGCACTTCGTTGTACAAATCAACTTCTGCTTCATTCACAATCGCTCTGATGGCCTGAGTGATTTGGTCTCCATAGACTGTTGCAAACCCGATGCCATTGTCCAGATGCTTTTTATCTTCACCTGTGTATGGAATTGGCACCATTTTTTGTTTAGTAATGGTCAGCGTCTTATTATCAACGATCTGGTCTGTACCCTCTGGTACCATCATTGCTGGTACAAATACTTGAGTCATAACCGGACGTGTAAAACTTGACCGCACAACATCATTAACTGCAACAGCTTCGCTACCTTTATCATTAATCAATACGCTTGAAATCAGACCAACTTGTTCTCGGCCTACTATATCCGCAGCTTTATAAATATCAGCCGCAAGTGATGTTAAAGTGTTCGCCATAAATATTCCTGTAGTTATTTAATTAATCAACTACCGATCCGCCACCCTTTGCGAATGATGACCTTTCGGCTTGAGATTTTGCGTCAAATTGTGCACGCGAAATCGTGTTATTTCCTGATCCACCGCCTGAGCCTTGCGAACCACCACCTGAATTGCTTGGCGCTGATACAAAGTGCTTGCCATCGTCCGAGGCCGCCCATTCTTTCACGAAGTCTGAAACTGATTTTTCGCCAATCTTGGCAACTCTGGTTTCACCCTCCGCGACTATTTGAGCCTGACCTGCAAACATGGCCTTTGTTGCACTCAAAAATTGCGGTGCCACGCCATTCTTAACAAGTTCATCTGTCAGTCCGTTATCTATCAAAAGGCGCTGTGTGAACGCTGTTTCGGTTTTTAGCTGCCCTTGTAGGGTTTCCAGTGTTTTAACTGATTCTTTGCTGGCTTTTTGGGCTGCGCTTAAATCAGATTGCAATTTATCCCGTTCCGCTTCGACCTGTGCTAACTGATCTGGCGTTATCTCCATCCCTTTCTTGGCTGCTCTTAACTCGCCAGTTAATCGGGCATTGTTCACTTCCAGTTTTGCAATGGATTCTTGCAGTGCTGCTATTTCTTCTGGTGTCATAATATTTATCCGCTTGGATGGGTGTTACTCGTGCGTGAGTAGATGTTCTGGTTGCTCGTGCGTGAGCAGGTATAACGATTTGACTATTATTTTATTGAATGTTGATAGATAAACTAAGATGAAGCCCTTCATAGTGAAAAACGACAGGCATAAAAAAACCAGCGGTTAGGCTGGTTTGTGGTGGGTGCAGAGCTGTGATTTATTTAGGCTGCTTGTTTATGCTTAGCAATTTCAACAGATGCCTTTAGAAGATCATCAATATTTAATTTTTCCATGCCAATTCCATCTAGAGGAACATCCATTATTTCTGCTTGCGTCTTTATAACATCAAGGATGTCATAATATGCAAAAAGTAACTTATCATCTTGCCTATCTTTTGCGGATATTGCCGCTCTGCTTGCTGTTCTTACAATCTCTTGCAATAAAATTTGATAATCAATTTGATTTGCCATTTTTTCTATCCTCCAATATGCCTTCAACAATGGATTTATATGCTAAATTTCTGCGTATATC